AGCTCTACCACCCATAGAAAAGCCTGTCAGTTTGCCTGACTCTACAAGCTGCCAAATATTGTTATCAGTGACCTTCACCATGAGCCACCAGCTGCCAGCTTTTACAGTCTTGCCGCCTTTCTTGATATCTGTCTCTGGCTGAAAACATTCTATAATCGGGAAGTAATAAGCCTGGCCTTTATGGTTGACTCTGATTCTCTTTGGGTCCTTTGAGTATTTTTCCATAAACCTTTCAATTGCTTTTTCAATCTCTTCTGCATCCGTATAATCACCTTGAGAATCTACGGCATCTGGTTCATAGACGACACCACCTACCAGGTGCTTGCGTTTGTTCAATTTATAAATCTTGAACATCATTGACTTCTCAACAGGCTCTTTCTCCTGCTCTTTCTCATGGTCATCATCTTTGAGCTTGCTCATCATCCAGACCCTTTCTTTCTCGCCGGTAGGTACAAACGCAAAGAGCCAGTTGCCGCTGAATAACCTGGAGTCTGTGACATGCAACTTCTTAGCGTGCTCGTCGGCCTTGTACAGTTCCCAGTTGAATGAATCAATCCGAATCATTGCAGCATACATGTTAGCAGTTGCACCGACCTCACCTGGCTTGAACAGCTTAATACTTCTTGAGCCTGCTTCAAACCATGACATCGGCCCCCTTATCACTGATATCTTAGGCTCTTCAACTCTTGACTGCTTCCAACCGAACCGCAGCTTTTTCCCTTTCTGCAGTAGCTTTGTCAGGCCGCTGATATTACCAATCATTATCTCTCCACCTTCCCAGTACTTATCACCAGAACGCTGGAGTCTTATATCTATATGAGCACCCTGTTCACCGATTAGTGATTTAAGAACTCTCTGCAATGTATGTATGTCAGCCCTTGCCATTAGAATCCTGCTCTCATTAGCCTTGAGCTTCTGCGCCTCTTCTTCCTTCAAGCCCATAATATGAATCTGTGCTATGCCTCGGCCTTTGTCACCGAGCTTGAAATCGATATTGCCATATTGACCGATTGTACCTTCATCATCTGCTTTAGCTGCTGGCTGCCCGGGGCCGGGTCTCTCTTTCCGGCGCATCTGGCTACCACATTTAGGGCATTTTATATCTCTGCAGTGTTCATCTGACTCTATGGTATGACCGCATTCTATACATTCACAGATGAACTCTCCTTTCTGTAATATGTTTGCATTTCTTGCTATGGTGATAACCTGATTAGCAAAGTACGGTTCTTTTCTTTCTGGATCAATGTCAATAACCCTAGCACCAAGCCATGAGAGTTCATCATTAGGTATTATCTCCTCAACAGCAACCGTGAGGATATCACCAACTTTTGCTTTGAGCTTTGTGTTGTAAGTCTTGCCGAGCTCTACGATCTCCATGTCACCAACTCTGACAATATTCTTGAAGTCTGAGTCACCCTTCAATACGCCACAATGATAATTATAGCCACTTTTGACTTTATGTACTTTAAGCACAATGACTTTAATTTCTGCTTCTATCTTGAGTTTAGCCCAGCCAGACTCTCTACCGGTAGTTGACCATGTACTGTTGACGTCCTTGATGACTATTCCCTCTGACTGAGGGTACTTTGCAAATTTTCTAAAAGCAGCTTCTAACTCTGCTCTATTGTTTACTCTCTTGTATTCTGTAATATCAAAATTCTTAGAACCTTTCAGATGCTGATTATAGAACGCCTCAAGCTTTTTTCTTCTCTCTATGAATGGCTTCTCATGCAGGTCTTCATTCAGATACGGTAGGTCAAACACAGTAAACATCACTACATCATTCTCTTCAAGCTGTGGCTTCTCTGATATTAATGTCATCAGCTTAATTCTTGGCAGTGGCTTTCCCTCTCTTTCTATGCCCATAGAGCTGTCAAGGATGAAGTCGTCTTTTATCTTTTTCAACTGCTCTATGATTTGAGGAAAGCTCTTTGATCTGTCTTTCTTTGCCTCTGTGAGTATTCTAACTCTGTCTCCCTGTTTGCAAAGTACGACTCGGATGCCATTCAATTTTGGCTCTGCAACGAGCTCTCTATCTTTTGCCCAGTTCCAGATTTCTTCAACCGAGAATGCTTCAGTGAGTCCGGCCATTGTCGGCTTTGGCGGATCGAAACTTCCCATCGGTATGAGTGCAGCTTTTTTCAGTTTCCCTTTATCTAACTCTGCAATCGCAGTATTTGTATCTTCTAAATGAGTGAAAAAAAAGTTGTCATCTTTGAACAGCTTTTTGAAATCATCAATCTTTTTGAATACATGGACATGAGTGAAGTCCTGCCTCTTACCAAGCGGTACGAGAATCACAACCTTCTTCTTTGCTACTCTGACAGCTTCATTGATCGCATTGTCTGTGTTTTTGATATGTTCAAGAGAGTGAACAGCAATGACATTGTCCCAACTCTCATCATCAAAAGACAGCTTCTCATTCTCTAAATCCAGCTTGGTAACGTCCAGTGCTTTCTTTTTGCAAAACCTCAATGCCTCATCATTATTATCAACACCACTTACCTTTCTACCTGACTGCTCAAGCAGTTTGATAAGACGCCCTGTGCCGCAGCCCAAGTCAAGAACTGAACCTTCAGCAAGACGTTTCACAACCTCATAGTTATCAAAGAGCAGAGCTTCATCCCAGTTGTCAAGCGATGCGAAGTATTCAATGCTTTGCTTCTCTACTTTCTGGCTCTCTCTGATTTTTACCCTCTTTGTCTCAGCCCTACTTCTCAACACCAGGTCAAAAAGCGGTATGTAAGAGCTATGCGGGCCTCTTGGTGAATAGACAAAATGAGGAAGCTTCTTTGTCTCTTTCTCTAAGAGCCTACCAACCTTGAGCTCAAGCCCCTCATCTCGGTTTGAAGTGCTGTCTCTGATTATGATATCAATATCTTGTGCTTCAGTAGGAGACTTGACGAAAGAGCCGGCTATTGCAAGGTAGTTCTCAACAACAACAACATCACCAAGAGTGCCAACATCAAGCCCGCCAAACATTGCCTTTCTGAATACCTCGACATCGATATCTGTGACTTTCGCATGAGTTAAGCCTCTGTCTTTCATCTCTTTCACTAACAGCTTATACTTTTGTAGAAAATCACTGCGGCTCAAAGTGCCTACTCTGGTGTTTCTGTTGTCTTTGAAGTTCTTGTTGTACAGCTGTACGAATCTGAGTCTCAAGCTGTATAGTTCTTTATCAGGTGCTTCTTTCAATTTATTCGCTGTTATTTCTTCTATTCTCATCGTTTAATCTCCCCATAACCTTCTTTGTGTCCGCATCCTGAGCGTGGACATTTGAGCATCTTCTTAAAGCCCTTGCGTCTTATTGCACAGCATGCCGATAGTATTATCATTTTATTTCCGCATCTCGGACACAGCTTCTTGGCTATCTCCATTTTTATCCATCATGATGCTGCAACCCAAGTACATTCACATCCCGGGTGAGCTTCTGCATCTATCGACCTGGCCATATCGGTACTCACCACCCGGCCATTTATATTTTCCATGCACCACTCACAAGAGTCTGGACTTGAAACGCCTTCCACCTTTGAAACGCCTTCCACCTTCCCTATTCCTATTTGTTCAAAACCTTGAAAAACTCCTTCATTAAGAGCTCGACGAGTCTCAGTTCTTGCTATCAATTGAGTCCGATATCTATGCAGCTTGTTTGCATACCGCTCTACCAATGAGGCAATCTTTTGTTCTGGCAGCGCCTGCTCTTCTAATAATAACCTGTATTTTGCTACAGCTCCAGCCTGCCGTGAAGTGAGCCCGACAATCGGTCTCAATTCTTTTGCAATCTTCTGGATGCTCTTGCCGTAGTTGATGCCGGCCTTGACTTCCTGTCTTATCGCTTTTTTTGTCTCTTCTATCACCTCAGTCACAAGTTTAGCTGCATGCTTCTCAGCCCATTTAACTGCTGGAACGCCGAGTATATCAAAGCGTGGCCCTGCTTCCTGCTTGATAACTTTTCTCTCTACCACAGCCTTGCCGCCTTCAGCTAGAATCTTCAACAGCTCTGGCTTCAAGATGCGCTGGCCTTCTTCTATGATAGCATCCCAGTCAGCAAGCTGCTCTGCAAAAGTCTCTGGCTTTCTTGCCTTTACCCTTGTCAAACCTTTCTGCAACTGCTTTCTCATATACCTCATGAACTCATTAACCTTCGGAGTCAACTTCCTCTCATTCAGCCTTCTGAGCCGCTTGGCATTTGTGTATGTTCTCTTAATAGACTTCTGTACTATGTCTTTCATCGAGTCTCTTATTTTCTCCAAAACTTCCATCTCTTTAGTGTCTCTTGTTTGTTGGTATTATCATATTAGGTCGCTCGATTATCGGCCTCATGGCTTCCTTTCTTGCCCTCTGCGCCCCTCTCTGTCGTTTCAAATCTTCAAACTCTTCATTAGTCATGGTGCTGATATAGGTGATATTCTTGTCGTTGCTCACGGGTATGAGTATCCTATGGTTGCCTTCAATACTCTCAAACTCTAGCAGC